CTAAAAATAGCAATATAGCTTGCAATAAATAAAAAAAGAGTATAATGTATTTGTAGACACAATAACTCTTTACCTATACATTATATGAATAAATTAAATAAAGTCAAAAAAACAATTGATAAAACTCAAGAAAATAATTTAATACAGTGAAAATATTTAATAACTGATTTAAATACTTGAGAAGTAATAGATTTAAAAATACAAACAAATAAATATAAATTAAAATTATTTAATAATAAACAGTTTATGAAAAAATTTATTGATAGAAAACTAAATATAGAAGTTACTAAAGAATTAAGAGAAGTTGATTTATGATTTCTATATAAAATATTAAACTATATTGATGAAGAAAATATAATTGATTTTAAAAAACTAAAATCTGATTATAAATTAACTGATAGTAAATTAAGTAAATGTAAAAGACCATTGTTTGAACACTGAATTATTAAAGAAAATAATTGATTTATATATTTAAATCCTCTTGTTTGAATAAAATCTACAGAAATATCACAAGAATTAATTATATTATTTAATGATATTGTGGAAAAATATTGAATAGAAATTAATTATAAATAAAATGGTAACAAAACAAGAAGCCCAAAAAAGAATTAGCTAAAAGAGAATTAGCAAATAGAAAGCTAGAGTATTTTACTAAATATACTAAAGAAGATTATGAAATGATAGCTACTCAATGATGAGTATGAGTACACCAAAGAATAATTGAGAAATTAGAAGCAGTTGAGAGATGAGATATTAAAAGACTCATGATATTTATAAGACCTAGAATGTGAAAATCAGAACTTGCTTCAATAAGATTTCCTACTTGGTGTTTATGAAGAAATCCAAAAAGAAAAATAGTTGTGTCTTCTTATGGTGCTGATTTAGCAACTGATTTCTGAAGAAAAGCAAAACAAGTAGTAGAGAGTCAAGAATTTAAAAACATATTTACAGATTTTGAATTAGCAAAAGATAAGAGAGAATGAGGAAATTGGGAGACTTCAAAACAATGAGGGCTTTATACAGTTTGAGTATGATGAGCTTTAACTTGAAAATGATTTGATATAGGCATTATTGATGACCCTGTTAAAGATAGAATGGAAGCAGAAAGTCCAACAACACAACAAAGAGTAATTGATTGGTATACTTCAACATTTTATACAAGAAGACAATGACAAGACTCAGCTATTATTCTTATGATGACTCGTTGGAATCAAAATGATTTAGCCTGATACTTATTAAATGAAGCTAAAAATTGATGAGATAAATGGGAAGTTTTATCTATACCTGCTATTGATGAGCAATGAAATGCTATTATATGGCCTTGAAAATGGGATGATTGATATATTTTAAATGAAAAATCAAATGTAAGTCCTAAAGACTGGGCTGCTCTATATCAACAAGATCCTATTGCTTCAAGTAGTAATATATTTAAGTTGTCAGATTTAAGATATTTTTTACAAAGTGATTTTGAAAGAGTTGATTGAATATTGAAAAAACAAGATTTAAAATGTATTATCTCAGTTGACCCTGCTTTTTCTTCATCATGAACAAGTGATGATGCTGTTGTTATTTGAATATGAAAACATAAGATAAGTTGAAATTATTATCAATTAGATTGATATGCTTGAACTTCTGCTCCTAGTGATACCTTTAAAGCTATTCTGTCTATGTATGATAATTTAACTCTTGAATGATTTAAAATAGATACTATTTGGATAGAGAAAGTTAACATAAATAAATCACAAACTAAATTTATTGAAGATTTTAAAATATTCTTAAAAGAAAAATGAAGATATATTACAGTAAGTGAATATGAGCCAAAAGGGAAAAAAGAAGATAGAATTAAATTTAATCTTGAACCTAAAGTTTCTCTAAATGCTATTTATCTTAAAAAAGATATGGCTGATAAAAGTTTTGTTAGAAGATTAGAAGACCAATTATATCAATTTCCAAATTCAAAAAAAGATGATATTATGGATTGTTTAACACAATGAGTTGATATTCTAGAATGAACTAAAGACAAGAAAATAAACACAACACCAAAACAATATATTAATAAATTAACAGGTCAAGTTATAAAATTATAATTTGACTTTTTAATAATAATAGTAAAATAATAATGTATTATTAACTAATAAATATGGCAAAAGAATTACTTAAAGCACCAGCTCAAAACATTATTAATGCTAAAGGCTGGGAAGAATATCAATGGTTGAGTTACTTTCAACAAAGATTTAGTGATATGAAGAGTAAGAAATCAGAATTTGATACTTTGTTTACTCAATATGAATTACAAGAAACAGCTATAAGTTACTATGATAATCAATGATGATTACAAGTACAAGTGCCACTAGAACAAAATCTAACAGAGATTTATATGTGAAGAACTAATGGTAAAGTTGTTTATGATATTATACCTGATTGACAGGCTGATATAGAGCAACTACAACCAGCTAAGTATGCACTTAACTTTTTTCTTGACTGAAATGATAAAAATAATTTTTGGAAAGAAAATAAAGATTTTAGACAAAATAAATGTACTTACTGAACTTGAGTACGGTATACTTGAATAAGAAGTTATAAAGATTATAGATTTAAAGTAAAAGAAGATGCAATGATACAAAGTTGAACTGATTTACTTGATGAAAAAAACTTTGATAAAATAACAAATGAAACTTGGTTTTTCTTCCCTAAATCTATTCATCCTAAAGACTTTTATCCTGATGATGCTTGTTATTGACAAACTGATATTCAAAATGCTAGAGATTGTGTAATGAAAGAAAAAATATCATTCCTAGAATTTGAAATGAGATATTGAGATAATAAAGCTTTCATAAATATAGATAGAGTTATGTCATGAGTTGATGAAAGTCCTAAAAATCTAAATGATACAAGTGTAAGTCAAGACGAAATAATTATTTATCATTTTTTTGATAGAATAACTAAAAAATATTTAATAGTTGTTAATGAAGAAGTATTAATTTATAACTGATTATACTTATATAATGATTGAAAATTACCATTTACAATAGTTCAACATTATACAAATAATAACTGTATTTGGTGAAGAGGGATTCCACATAGAATAGGTTATTTAAAAGCTTATAAATCTGAAATATTACAAGATATATTGGTATGAGCTGAAATGTGAAGCTGAATAAATCTTATAACTGGTAATGATGATGAAATAGGTCAAGATTGGCAAGTATGAGGTAGATGAGTAAATATATGGAGAACTACTTGAGGCGCTGAAAGAGTGCAACAAGTAAACACACAACCTAATTTATGATATTTTACAACAGTATTACAATTATTAGATGATTTAGTAGTACAAGATACTTGAGATAATCCAAGAGCTCCTATTGAAAGTTGAGAAAAAACATTATGACAAACTGAAATAAGAGAAGCAAATAAAGCAGTAAGACAAAGTGCAGTTGATGAGAATTATAATATTTGACTTGATGAAGCTTTAACAATGACACTTTCAAGAATTAAACAATTTGCTCCAAGTTTATTAAGTGAAAAGGTTTTAGATAGTGAATGAAAAGTAATTAAAACTATATTCCCTAAAATTACTATTCAATGATATGAAGTAACTAAAGAAGATTGAAAACAAGTATTTACTGAAAATCTAGGTAAATTCTGATATTTTGAATTAAAACCTGATACTATTCAATGAATAGGAGTTAAAGTTACTACTTCTAGTACAAATTCAATGTTACCTATATTAGAAAGACAAAGAATTACAGAATATGTAAATAATATGGTACAATTATGACAACTTGCACAAATAGACCCAACAATAGCACAAAAAATGCAAGAAACAATTAAATTTGATGAGTTAATATCTTGGATGTCAGATGCTTATGGTTATGATACAAAACTTAAAGCTAATACTGAAAAAGATAAGAAAATTATGAAACAAAAGAAAGCAATTCTAGAGATGACTAAAAAACTTACTTTAAATTCTAACCCTATACCAAATGAAACTATTTGATGAATGCAAGAACCTATGGGACAAAGTACTACACAAAATCCCCCAAGTCAAGAGATACAAACACTTACTGGACAACAAATACAATGAAATCCAACATTATAAGAAAAATGAGTTTAATTATCAAATTGAAATAACTAGACTTGAAACTAAGGTTAAAGATTTAGAGCAGTCAAATAAAAAGCTATTGACAAAAGAAGAAAGTTGATATAATGAAATAGAGTATCCTAATTTAAGCTTAAAAGACTTAGAAATAAGTTTAAAACTTTCTGATAAATATACTATTAAAACAATTAGAGCTTATTTAGTTAATGATAGTTATGAAATAGTTAAGAATATGGCAAAAGTTATTAATTCTTGAAATGCTAGTGAAATAATAGCTTATAGAGATTGAGCATTACAAAGAAATGAAAGTTTAATAAAAATGTTTGACAAGATAATTAAAGAAAGTGAAAAACCAATTCATGATAAAACAATTTGAAAACAATTATAATCTTTTAGAACTACTAACTAAACCTTAGTAGTTCCATAAAGGCTATAATGCCCCATATAATAAGAGGGAAACTAAACTTATTATAATTTATAATCTAAACTTACATATAATGCAAGAGGATTTACAAACAACAACTGGAGAGGAGGAAATTACTCTAAACTCTGAAGAAACAGCAACTTGAGAAAAAGAAAATCAAGAAGCTAACAAAGTTTTTACTTTAGAAGAAGTAGAAGCTATGAGAAAAGAAATGATGAGTAACTCTGAAAAATGAGTACAAAAAGTTATTTCTGAAAAAAAGACTTTTGAAAAAGCTTTAAAAGAAAGTTGAAAAGTATGAGCTAATCCTAGCTATCTAGTAGACTTATTTGAAGAAGACCCAAAAATTGCACAAATTATACTTGATGAGTTTTTTGATTGAAAATCAATTGAAGAATACAAAGAAGATATTGAGTATAAAGAAGACTATGCAGACCCTAAAGTTATGCAAAGTAAGATTAAAAAAGAAGCTGAAAAAATAGCTCAAAATAATCTTATTGAAAGTCAAAAAAAAGAATTCATTAGTAAATTAAAAATGACTGATGAAGAAAAAGAAAGTTTTGAAGAAGCTTTTGAAGAATTAAAACAACTTAAGAGTTTTACAACAAAAGACTTAACAAAACAATTTGAAAAAGCTTATAGATTATCAAATGATAATGAAGAAGCTTTACAAAAACTTAAAAATCAAGAAACTATTGCTAAAACAATGTGAACTTGAGAAGGTAAAACAAGTAAATCTTGATGACCTAAAAAGAATACTGCACAAGATGAAGTTGCAAGTTTCCTTAAATTACATAAAATTATTTAATAACTTTAAAAAATATGTCAATTAGATTATATGAAAGTAACGGTTATAATAACACTACAGAAAGTGGAATTGGAGACAATTCTATGGTTTTAGATGGTGCTTATTTCCTACAACAAACAGCTGGTATTGTTGAAAAAGCTACAGCTGGTGCAAAAATTATTTGAGTTAATGTTACTGAATGAACAATGACTTCTGATAATGAAACAGTTGCAAAAGTAAGAATTAATTTTGTTCCTGCTTCTGCTGGAAGATTATATGAAGTAGAAATTTCTTGAGGTACAGTTACTGTAGCTGATGAAGGTAAATATTATAATTTATCTGATGCTGATACTGTTAATGGAGCTACTGAAAGTACAGTTCCTTACTATGTTGATACAACTGCTGGTGCAGCTGTTGATGCAGTTATCTCTATGCAAGTACAATTAGTAAAATTTGTATCTGCAACAAAATCTATTTTTAAAATAGCTTCTCTTTAATAACTAACTATAAATAAAATGCCTTTAAACATTACAACTATTGATAACTGAATTACTTTTGAGGGTTCAGGAAGAGAATTGTTTGACAGTTTAGTAACTGAAACAATTAAACAAAGTGATTTATTAGAAGACCATAAACAATATAAATCTTTATTAGATTATACTGATACTACATTATTATCTCCAGACCAAAAATTCTCATCTAGAACTCCAAATGGATGATTAAAAGGAATTTCTGAAACTTGAGTTAAATCTCAAAGAGATTTTACATTCTGACCAAAAAAAGAATTAAATCAAAGAGAAGTTTGAGAAAAATTTACAAACTCTTACTTATTTACTCAATGGTCAAGAAATGCACAAACTCTAAAAGGTGCTCCTGATATGATACAAGCTGAATTTGTTAATTCTGCTGAACAAGCTAGGGATTTAATGATGGCTTATGATATTACTTATGCTGAAGAAATGGTGAAAGTTCCTGCTTTAGGGTTTGCTATAACTGCTTCTGAATGACCTGGTTCTGCTTGTGCTAGAGATGGTTTAGCATTATTCTCTGCTTCACATTTATTGAAAAATGGTACTACTTTCTCAAATATTTATTCTTCTACTATTTATTATTCAAGTGTAGCATCTGGACAAACAGCATTACAAACAATGCTTAACCAATTAAAAGGAATGAAATTTGATAATGGTAAAAAAATCAAACAACCTAAATGAGAACCATATAAATTATATTGTTCAAGAGTTAGAGAAACATACTGGTTAGAAGTAATCAATAATGGTTCTGATAAAGCTGGTACAGGTAATAACTCTGCAAAAGAAAATACTTTCTCTTTCAGAAATAACCTTGTACAAGTAGTAGTATTAGACTTATTAGGAGATACTGACTCAGAATGAAACACTATTGGTACTGATAATATGATTTTCTTATCAAATCCAATGGCAATTAGAAAAATGAAATCTTTAAGATGTGCTAGCTTATATTCTCCAAGAATTAAAACTTGGGAAAATGACGAAACAGAAGAATTAAATACTTCTATTAGAGCAATCGTTTGAGCTTCTCATTTTGACTTAGAATTTGCAATGGTAGGTTCACAATGAACTCCAGCTTAATAGCAAAAATTAAAAAGAGTGTAACAGCTCTTTTTTTTATCTTTACTTTTTTAATATATAAGTATAATAATATTGTTTTATAATTTAATATAAAAATATATGGATTTTGATTTTAACACATTTACTAATCTTATGACACTTAATCCTGAAAGAGCTATGAAATATAGAGATGAATGTCATCAAACTATTAAAACACAAGTCAAAGAACAAAAAGTAGATACAAAAGAAGAAAATATTGAAAAATCTACTAATAATATAGAAAATATTGACTATAATCCTGATGATTTCACAGAAGATGATGAAATTGAAGTTTTAAGCA